TGTCCTACGCATTTGATATCACCAATCTAGATCCAATTAGATTTGGTTTGATGTTTGAAAGATTTTTGGTTGAAGGAAGAAAGTCAATGCCCGATATTGACCTTGACTTTGACGATAGGCATAGAGATAGAGTTATCGAATATGCAAGAACTAAATATGGCGATGATAGAGTTGCACATATATGCACGTTCAATAGAACGGGTGCTAGACAATCTTTGCGCGACGCTGCCAGAGCTTTAGGCTATGATTTTATATCTGGAGACAAGATAGCAAAACTAGTTCCCGCCCCTATTCTAGGGGTCTCAAAAAACCTAGCAGAGTGCATGGAAGTTCAAGAGTTTAAAACAGAATACACTTTGAGTAGCGACTCAAAGCTTATAGTAGATACAGCTATCGGCTTAGAGGGTTTGGTCAGACAGACTGGCATACACGCAGCTGGCGTAGTGATATCCAAAGGTCCATTGACAGACTACCTGCCCGTGATGAAAAAAGGTGTTGATGCACCATTGGTTACGCAGTGGGACATGGGCAGAGTGGAACAATGCGGTCTGTTAAAAATTGACTTCTTAGGCTTAAGAAACCTTGGTGTTATAGATTCATGTTTAAAACTTATAGAAAAAAATACAAAAGAAGTCATCGACATAGAATTTATTCCACTAGACGACCCAAAAACTTATGAGGAATTATGCAAGGGGAACTCAGCTGGAGTGTTTCAATTAGAATCTTCTGGCATGAGACAGTTGATGGTTCAAATGCAGCCACAAAACATAGAAGACATAATGGCTTTGATATCACTGTATAGACCTGGCCCAATGGGATCTGGGATGGATAAGCTTTACATAGACAGAAAAAATGGGAAGTCCAGAGTATCATATGATCATCCTAAGCTTGAAAAAGTTTTGGGACCGTCACTTGGCATCATGCTATACCAGGAAGACGTACTTGGTGTTGCTAGAGAGCTTGCTGGGTTTAGTTCCGCTGAAGCAGACGACTTGCGTAAAGCCATTGGCAAAAAGCAGATGGACAAGATTTCTTTATTCAGAAAAAAGTTTGTAGAAGGCTGCGTAAAAGTTTCTGATATAACTGATGATAAAGCAAATAAGATATATTCAGACATCGAATACTTCGGCGGTTACGGTTTCAACAGAGCACACGCCGCAAGTTACGCGATGATCTCTTACACAACTGCATATCTAAAAGCTAATTATACAGTTGAGTATATGGCGGCTTTAATGACCTCAGTAGTTGGCAACAAGGACAAGCAGGCTTTGTATCTTTCCGACTGCAGAAAGTTAAACCTAGAAGTTCTTCCTCCTTCAGTAAATTATTCTGGGGTTGATTTTGAAGTAGTTAATACAAACTCTATAATTTTTGGTCTATCAGCTATAGATGGGATCGGCTTGTCTATCGCGGACTCCATAGTTAACTGCAGAGACCACGATAAGCCGTATACCTCTTTGTATGATTTCTATAGAAGATGTGATCCATCGGTGTTAAAGAAATCTACTTTAGAAAATTTAGGTTTTTCTGGAGCCTTAGATGAATTAGTTGAAGATCAGAACATGGAATTAAGTAGAAGAATAGAATTAGAAGTTCTAGAAAAAGAGAGAGAACAACTAGGAATTTATGTAACCAACCATCCAGTTCTTGGCATCTGGGATATACTTAAAAATCAAATCACTCACGAAGTTATAGATCTTTCAGATTGCCCTGGTGGAACAGCAGTCAAGGTTGGTGGCATTATAGTGTCGAACAAAAAGATGACCACTAAAAAAGGCCAAAAGATGTACAAGCTAGAGATAGAAGACATCAGCTCTAGCATAGAGGTTGTAATCTTTCCTAAGAATGCAAAAGATATAAGTGACGATTATTTTAATTCTGGAGATATATTTGTAGTAAGTGCATTTCTAAACAGAGAAAATGACGATGAGAATTCTGTCGTTAAATTGTTTTATAATTCATCTGAAAAAATAGATTCTAAAATATTCTCCGGCGGCAAACCGATATCCCTAACTGTTAAAGACGGTTTGTCACAAGGCACCTTTGAAAAGATATATGATTTAGTTTCTAACAATAAAGGAAACAGACCAGTATTTTTAGAAATTATTGATAATAATCGAAAATTTGTTTACAAATTTGATATACTTGCATCAGGAAAAATTGTGGATTCTCTTAATAAAATATTAGAATTGGAGATATAAATGGCCCTGCCAGGAAGCTATAAGAACCCCGCAGAAAGACCGTGCTGGTCGTACTGCTCATCGTGCAGCAGATGCGCTGACAAAGGACGCTATACAGCGTGCAACGGGTGCAGTGGTAGATTTGACCCAAAGGGAATGATAGACATAAACAATGATGATTATTGCGATTGCAAGAATGGCAATCTTCGTTGGACACCTAAGAATGGTGGAAAAAGTTTTATAGTAAAATTTAAAAGCAATCCTTTTAAAGCAAAAGTAACATATGAAAAAAAATCAGAAGACGAACGAGATTGGGATTCATACGTTTCAGACATGAGAGAAAAGATGAATGACCCAACATGGAACCCTATAACAATAGTAGATGAGGACTAAATGCTTAAGAACGAAAATGGAAGAATGCTACTCAACGATGCACAGATCATAGAGTATGAAGCGCCACCTGGGTCTGACGAAACCTTTTTTCTCCAGCTTGGTATGGTGGGGTTTAATGCATCCAAGGCAGAGTTGCGTGATATATATGGCTTATTAAATTACTATTTTAACATAGATTCAATAAACAATACAGTTATATCTGTAGGATAGGAGAAAGTCATGCCTTGGCCTTATGTTGAAGGTGACTTTATGGAGATGGGCGAAACTGGATGGGTTTCAGTTGGACATGATAGATATGTCAATGTTAAAACCGGCCACACCATAGAACAAGATGGTAAAGAATACGACTCAAACGGATTGCTTGTCGCAGAGCACAACACGGAAGATTAATAAATGTCAATAACTATAAAAAAGATAGAAGACTTAGATCCACTGCAAAAGTTGTCACTCTTGGATTTTTCATACTCAAGAATAGATACATACATGCAGTGTCCATCTAAATACTTTTATTCTTATATACAAAAAGAACCTAGGTTATTCGGGGAAGCAGCAACGCTTCGGAAACATAGTACACGCAGTATTAGAAAAAGTAGTTGACAAAGAAAAGCCATTGGACCATCAAGAGATGGTTAATGAGTTTGAAATAAATAAAGAAAAGTTAGATCCAGATAATAAAATATCTCAAGAATTAATTTCTGTCGGAAGAAATCTTATAAACGAATTCTACGACCAAAATTTAGATACAACTTTTGATGTCTATGATAAAGAACATCCTTTTAATTTTATTATAGGCAACTATTCAATGATAGGCTACATAGATAGAATAGATGTTGTCGGTGATAGAGTTAATATAATTGACTATAAAACTGGCAAATGGGAAGTCACCCAAAAGGGAATTGCACAAAATCTACAGCTAGGAATTTATGCACTAGCTGCGTCGATAATGATGCCGGAAAAAGAAATCTACGCTGAGTTACACTACCTAAGATCTGGTAAAAGAAAAGGTCACCTATTTACCAAAGAAGATTTAGAAGATGTAAAGGTAAGATTATTATCTTTAATTAAAGATATAGTTAATGACAATTCTTTTGCAGCTACAAGTAACGTAAGAGCTTGCTCGTATTGTGACCACGCTAAGTCTGGCGAATGTGGGGTTGGTGTGTTTAGGAATAAGAAGAACCATTGGTCCGCGTAAAGCATTATTAGGTATACAAAAAACCCCCCGCTGGATATACCAACGGGGGGTTTCTAATTTAACTATTAGAAAGAAGCTTCAGAAGTTAGTTCGAAATCATTGCCGTCAAACTCAGTTACGAGCTTAATAGCTGTTTCGTGGTTAAAACCGTAGTTATTAACCAAGGCATCAATAGCCTCTTCATTAGCTGCTTGGTGCATGCTGTCCAATAGGTTTCTTGTTGTTACTGTTGTATTTGTCATAGTTGTATTCTACCTATTCCTTTGTGGTTTTGCAACTCAAAAGCTGCTTGTTTTTTACATTTATTTAAAGTATAATATACTTAGTGGATATAACACAGTAGAGGTTACATGGTTAAGAGCATTGTTGTCAAGTCAACGGACTTTTTTATTTCTAGATCAAAAATGAAAAACCATCCAAATTTTAAAAAGATTAATGGTAATAAAATTGCGGAAGAAATTATTTCTGACGAAATCAAAAAACCTTCAAGGACAGGTAACGCCTACAAGCACACCAAAACTGGATATAGAAAAGATATAGATTTAAATGTAAGGTCTAATTGGGAAGCTAACTTTGTGCGCATCCTAAATGCCTATAAAATTAAACATGAATTTGAACCTACTGTTTTTTCTTTTCCAATTAAAAAAGGAGTGAAAGGTTATACTCCGGATTTTTATTTATGTGCAACTGAAGAATGGGTTGAAATGAAAGGGTACCTAGATCCAAAGAGTAAAACAAAAATAAAAAGATTTAAAAGATATTATCCAAAAGAATTTGAGAAGTTCACCTGCATCATTAGCAAATACGCTAAAGACGCTGTTGAATTCTTAAACGAATTAGGTGTACCTAATATAGTTTACTACGAAGACATAAGATCAGAATACTCAGAAAATATAATTTACTGGGAAGGAAAATAATGGCCGCTTACAAAGAACAATATTATAATTTAGAAGAAAATGAAATGCAAGAGCTGATAGCTCAAGCCAAGTCGGGGAGTCATGCTGCGAAGCAAGAGCTGTTAAAAGTTTTTAATAATTTTTTAAGCAAATATGTGGCATTGATATACCATGGTAGATATAATCTAGCCGACTATGATATAAGAAGGTTTATTGGTTTGTTTGTTAAAAACCCTTTTACTCGTATGGCATTGATGAAAAATAAATTAGTAAAGAAAGATCATAAAGACGTATCAGAAATAATGGGCCGGCATAGTTTATATGGCAAAAAGATATGGAGACGAAGAAGACATACGTCAAACAATAGACACAACTTTTTTCCAATGTATAGCTAGGTATGAAAAAAAGGAATCAGCTAAAGGTCCAATACCTTTTAGCCGGATTTTTGTATAGCTATTTCTTTTATTTATTAAAGAAAAATGTTGATACTTTTTTAATAGATCAATTAGGCAGGAAGACATTCCCACTGATAGACGACGATGCTGACACTGACCCAGAAAGTGAAAATTTTCAAACAGGATTTAAAGCAGAGCCTAAAGAGTATTCCTTAGAGTCGATTTTGTCCGCAGAAGATATAGATGAAGCTTGGGTGGTCGGAGAAAATAATTTTCCTCCTTTCGATAAGTTGACAATACAGGAGAGGCAGCTGATAAAATGGAGGTACGTAGATGGTAAGAGGTCTAGCGATATATCTTTGAAGATCAACGAACACCCCAATACTGTTAGAGAGCATTTAAAAGAAATAAGAGAAAAAATAGTTTTAATAATTAAAAACGATGAAGAATTACAACCACTATTAAAACAATTCGGTTTAATTAAAAAGGACAAAAATGAATAATCAGAGTTTAGAAAAACTCCAACAACTACTTTCGGATTTTCTTGGACCACAAATCCAGGAAGTAATTAATTCTTATGTTGATGTAACAAAAAATAATAAGTACTTCATAGAGATACCGGACGAAGATACTGTTGACTTGGGCATTGAGAATATGGCTTCGCTTGTAGCTAAGACGTCTAACGTTTATGGTAGAGCAGCAAGATTCGCTGGCATGGCCCGAGCAAACTATAAAATAATGGAAGGCAAATACAAAAAGAAATACAAGTCTTCTAGAGTTGGGAAGAATGAGGCGGAGAGAGAAGCAGCCGCTATGGAGGCAGCAGAGGATGAATACTCAGCTCTGATTACGTGTGAAGCTGTCATGAGCCTAGCTGAATCAATGGAAAGTGCCGCTCGAATATCTTCAGAGTCAGCTAGAAAATTGATGGACAAAGTCCAATCCATGCAGATTGCTGCATCAAGAGAAAGTAAAGGTCATTATCTTGAAAGTGATTTTACTACCTACTAAAGGAGGCAATTATGTTTATAGGCCATTATAGAGCCGTTGATAAAGCTAAAGAATTTTATTCTAATAAAAG